CCGCAAAAGGTCTTCGCAAGGTCAGCGCGGTATCGTGCGAGAAAGGCCAACGCGCCAGGGTCGTTTCATTATTCCCAATGGATGGCTCGCCTCGCTTTTTGGGGATGGCGGTGCGCGTATTGTAAGTCGGAAAGAGATATCCAGATGGACCATGCGATACCTTTATCTCGAAGCGGAACCGACTGGCCCGCGAACCTACGCCCTGCATGCGGATCTTGCAACTCAAGCAAGGGCAGCAAGCTGCTCAGCGAATGGAAACCAAATGGCATTTGACATCACCAGCATCAAGCCAACCAGATCCGACAAGCCGGAGCGCATCTTGCTCTATGGAATTCAGTTCGTGGGCAAGTCGACGTGGGCTGCGGGGGCAGAAGCACCGATATTCATTCCGACGGAGGACGGGCAAGACAATATTGATGCGCAAGCTTTTCCTCTGTGCAAATCGTGGGACGATATTTTATCAGCGATCGGTGTGCTCTATAACGATCCACACGACTTCAAGACCGTTGTTGTTGATTCGATCGATTGGGCCGAAAGGCTGGCGCACGAAAAAGTGTGCAAAGACAACAACGTTGAATCGATTGAGAAAATCGGTTTTGCTCGCGGCTATGTGTTCGCCTGTGATCTATTCCGTGAGCTGCTGGACGGCCTTAGCGCACTACGCGACCACAGAGGAATGAGGACTATCGTAATTGGTCATTCGGAAATTAAGCGATTTGATGACCCTATGTCAGACAGTTACGACAGACACCAACCCAAGCTGCACAAGCAGGTAAACAAGATTTTGCAAGAATGGGCAGACGTGGTTGGTTTTGCCCAGCTCGACACGCACACAAAAGAAAAAGAAGGAGCAGGATTCAAAGCAGACAGAACCCGAGCGATAGACACGGGCCGTCGAGTTTTGAGACTCGCGCCCGGCGCAGCATACGACGCTGGCAATCGATATGATTTGCCGCCCACGCTAAATCTGGTGTGGTCGGAATTCGAAGAAGCAATGAAGAAAGCACAAGGAGATCAATAATGGGTGACATGACAGGCTTCAACGCCGACGACCACGAAAGCGGATCATTCGAACCGCTCCCCGCCGCAGACTATCTGCTAATGGGAACCAAAACGGAATGGGTCAAGACGGCCGCAGGCACGGGAGAATTTTTGAAGTTCGATTTTGAAGTGATCGATGGCGAGCACAAGGGGTCGACCGTTTTCGCTCGGCTCAATCTCAAAAACCCATCGGCCAAGGCAGTCAAGATTGCCAATGGCCAGCTCGCTGATCTATGCCGAGCGGTGGGCGTGCTCCGACCTCAGGACAGCAGCGAGCTCTGCAACAAACCGTTCGTTGGCAAAGTGAGTCTGGAGCCCTACAGCGACCGCGATGGGAATCAGCGCTACTCAAACGACATCAAGGCCTACATGGCGTCAAGCGGTGCAGCACCTGCAGCACCGGCCAAGGGGCCCGTAGAAGAGCCTGCCGCCGCGGCAAACTCTAGTCCTCCGTGGAAGCGATAGCATAACTTTGATGCCGCCCCTCGAAAGGGGCGGCAAAAAGGCGCACCGAATGAAACTCGTAATAATTGAATCACCCTACGCCGGCGACGTGGCTCGAAATGAGACATATGCACGCCGGGCCATGATGGACTGTCTGGATCGTGGCGAGGCGCCCTACGCCTCGCACCTGCTATATACCCAGCCTGGCGTGTTGGATGATGACGATCCGGATGAGCGCGCCCTAGGAATTGCCGCCGGCTTTGCGTGGCGCGAAGTGGCGCATTGTACCGTGGTCTATCAGGACTATGGGATCTCGCCTGGGATGGCTGCCGGGATTCGGGCTGGCGCACTGCTACAGCGGGGGATCGAATATCGCAGCATCGGAAAAAACCTCACTCTCACAATCGAAAGTGACATCAAAGCAGTGTGCGCCGATCCCAATGTCGCGGAGGCGGTGATGCGTGCGATGATGGCACAACGTAAAGGATCTAAGTGATGTATGGATATTCAACGGACGGCGGCGAGCAATACCACGGATCTTATGCGACAGAGCAAGATGCTATCAGCGCAGGACGAGACGAAACCGACGGGCCGTTTTTGGTGGCAGACGGGGTTAGGCCCGGCGTGAATGAATTCTTACCGAGTGTCAATACGATTGTTGAGATAATGCAAGAATCCGCGGCGGATGAAACCGAGTGGTCAGGGGACTGGCTTGATGACCTGTCACCATCGGCGCGATGGATGCTCAAGGAAATGCTGCGGCTATGGGCTGCTATCTATTGCCCCGTGACGTGGCTTGTATTCGGCAAGGGGAAAGAGATCGAAGGGGTCGAAGACTAATATGGGCGACCTACCAAATCCAACCGTTGACGCGATCTACTCTCACTATGAGACACAGACCCAAGAGCGCAGGGGATATCTAGGTGGATCCCGCATCGGCGAAGAGTGCAGACGTATGCTCTGGTACGACTTCCGATGGGCCGGGACCGCCAGCTTCATGGGTCGCATTCTGAGACTATTTGAAACTGGCCACCGTGAAGAAGAAAGGATGATCGCCAATCTCAAGGCGATCGGCTGCACTGTCGAGGGCGATCAATTCGAAGTCATCGCGATCGACGGCCACCTGCAGGCCCACTTTGATGGCGTCGTGTTGGGCCTGCCCGAGTCTCCCGAGACATGGCATCTGTTGGAGACCAAGACCAGTAATCGCAAGGGCTTTGATTTGATCCTCAAAAAAGGAGTCAAAGAAGCCAAGCCCGTGCACTATGCGCAAATGCAGCTATCCATGGGCCTTGGCGAGCTCACCCGCGCCGCATATCTGGTGCACTGCAAAGACACCGACCGTCTTTATTTTGAGCGCATCAAATTCGATAAGGCGTTTTTTGAAGGTCTGCTGCGCAAGGCCAAGGCCATTGTTTACGACGAGTCGCTACCGGACAGGCTGAGCAATGATCCGAGTTTTTGGAAATGCAAGTTTTGCGATCATGCGAAGATGTGCCACGGCCCGATCTTCCCCGAGATCAACTGTCGAACCTGCGTGCACTCCAAGCCGGTCAAGGATGCGAAGTGGGAGTGCGCGCACGGGTTTGATCACATGGTCAATGAGGGCGTGGCTTGTGGATCACATCTGTACATCCCAAGCCTTTTGCACTGGGAGGCTCCGATCGATGGGGCTCCTGACTGGATTGAATATGGGGATTTTATCAATGGGATCTGCGACCGGACCGATAAGCAGGTGTTGGCGTCTAGGGACCTTAAAGATGATGTACCGTTTTGAGGCCACGGTGGCGGCATGATCAGGCATATCAACGGACCGATCGAACTACGCTGCGGGCGCTGGCAGACGGTGCTGGCCGATGTGTCAAAATGCGACGCGGTTATTACTGACCCGCCTTATGGGGCCAAGACCCATGAGGGGCACGCAGGCCGGACCCGTACCGATATCCGCGACGCAAGGAAGATCCCCGCACCGCTGCCATATGACGGGTGGGACGAAACCACCGTGGCCGGGTTCGCCAGTCATTGGGCAGGGGTGGCCAAGGGATGGATGGTGATCGCAACGTCTCACGATCTTTTCCCCGCGATCGCGCAGGCGGCGGAAGATGCCGGGCGCTATGTTTTCGCACCGCTGCCCCTTGTCACCCCGGGGATGTCGATCCGGCTCTGTGGTGACGGCCCAAGCTCCTGGACGGTATGGTTATGCGTCAGTCGGCCGCCGGCGTTGTCGAAGTGGGGTACGTTGCCGGGGGCCTATACTGGGGGCAAGCCGAACTCGGTGGTGGCGGGTGGAAAAAACCTCACGGCAATGCGAGCCATCATCCGAGACTACACCAAGCCCGGCGACCTCGTTGTCGACCCATGCGCAGGCGGAGCCACGACTTTGATCGCAGCAGCGATGGAGGGGCGGAGCGCTATCGGGGCCGAAATGGATCCAGAGACCTACGCCAAGGCCGTTAAGCGGATCGATCGTGGGTACACTACGGATTTATTTGGAGGTGCTGAATGAATTGTGAAGGATGCGGCAAGGCCTTGAAGGAGGGGGAGGTCTATACGTCACGCAGCGGCGGGAGATATTGTTCGCACCCGTCGTGCCATAGCGAAAATGTCGACCATCCCGATCACTACCAGTCAGGACCGATCGAAGTAATCGAAGTAATCGAAGCTTTCGAACTTGGCTTTTGCCTGGGCAACGCCATCAAATATATTCTGCGCGCTGGCAAAAAAGGAGACAGGCGAGAGGATCTGGAAAAAGCGATTTGGTATTTGAAGAGGGAGATCGGCGAGTGACCCTCTACCCCTTCCAGCGCGACGCCGTTGACGCCGTCTTCGCCTACCTAAGCTCCCAAGACGGGGCCCCCTTGATCTCCCTCCCAACCGGCTCAGGCAAAAGCCATGTACAGGCCGCCATCATCCGCGAAGTCTTGGATCAATGGCCGAACGAGCGGTTCCTTTTGCTGACTCATGTCAAAGAGCTGATCACGCAAAACGCCAGCAAGCTTGCCGACCTGTCCCCGAGCATCTATAGCGCTGGGCTTGGGAAAAAGGAGGTTGGCCAGATAACGATTGCAGGGATCCAAAGCGTCCACTCCAAGGCCCATGAGATGGGCGATGTCTCGATCGTCATCATCGATGAAAGCCATCTGGTTTCCAAAACCGGCAACTCAATGTACCGGCGCTTCCTTGCCGACCTGAAAAAGATCTGTCCCAAGATGAGATTGATCGGCATGAGTGCCACGCCATACCGGCTAGACTCCGGCCCGCTGGTGCGAGGCGATGAAAGAATCTTCACCGATGTCGCCTACCATATCTCGATTCGCGAGTTGATCGAGCAAGGGTACCTATCCCCCATCATAAGCGCCCCAGCCAAAAAAAGGATCGACACCTCGGGGGTTAAAAAACGAGGTGGCGAGTTCGTGCTTGGCGAGCTCGCAGCGGCATCAATGGAGATGACCGAAGAAGCCCTAGACGAATCAATAAGGCTGGCCCACGACCGGAAGGCTTGGCTCGTATTCTGCGTCACGGTCGAGCATGCAAAGAGTGTCTTTGCGGCCCTGATGGAGCGCGGGATCGATTCGGCGGTTGTTGTCGGCGAGACTCCCAAGGCTGAGCGCGAGTCAAAGCTGCGGGCCTTCAAGGATGGCTACCTGCGAGCCCTGGTATCGGTTGGGGTCTTGACCACTGGATTCGACGCCCCCAACGCCGACGCCTTGATCTGCCTTCGACCCACAGAAAGCCCGGGCCTTTGGGTCCAAATGGTGGGGCGCCTGACCCGCAAATCACCTGGCAAAACCAACGGCCTGGTCTTGGACTACACTGACAACACTCACAAACACGGTCCGGTAGATCTGATCGATTGCGACTCAGACGGCAATGTCAGGACCGCGCCCTGTCGAATCTGCACCGAGTGTGGCGCCCTTATGGAACCCGGCTGCAAGGTCTGTGAGTGCGGCGCCAAGGCGACCAAGGAATGTCCATCATGCAAATCGCTTGTTGATAAAGCATTCAAGCAATGCCCAGACTGCGGCCAGTGGTTTATCGTCAAGCGTGAGCCCAAGCACCGAGCGGAAGTCAGTGGCGGGGCTATCCTGTCCAGTGAGCCTATCGAGGTTGACGATTGGGACGCGGTCGAATGGCAAAAGAAAGACAAGCCCGACTCAATGCGCGTCACGTACTGGGCAGGCCTCGCGCAGTATAGCGAATGGATCTGCCTCGAGCATGGAGGCTATGCGGCAGGAAAGGCGGCAACCTGGTGGTATGCCAAGGGCGGCAAGACCCCGGTGCCAGCGACGGTAAAGGAGGCGATCAAACGATGGGACGAGCTGAAGATGCCTGAAAAGATTTTGGTTGAGCAAGATGGCAAATACAAAAGGATTAAGGAGTTTACGGAATGGACGCCGATCTAGAAAAGGTAGCGCGCAAGTTGGAAAAATATGGAAAACAGGTGGGTTACACGGCTTATCGCGAAGTGGATTACGCCAAGGCAATTCAGTTAGGGCGGGTCGCCAGGTATATCAGGAAAGCACACGCCCACCTCTTGGAGGCTTTAAATGAGTAGCGTTGCGTTTAGAAGCCTAGGCTTCGCCTGGGCCCTGCCCGCTACGATTCTGATCTGGGCCTTTTACGTTTTGCCGCTGTTGGCGCTTGGGCAAATCAAATGGCGAGGGTGGGTATCGTTTGCGGTTGTCTCGTTCGAGCTCACAGCCACAGGATGGTACGAGCGCTCATGGGTGCAGTGGACCGGGTGGGGCGGGCCATGCGTGATGATAGTCAGGCAGCATGCGTCGCAGATAACCATTGATCATGAAGAGCGACATTGCGATCAGTGGTTTTTGTTCGGTGTGTTTTTCGCTCCGATGTATGGGATCTTGTTGGCCTTTTATGGGTACGCCCGCAACCCTCTTGAGATCGACGCCAAGGAGGCCTCCGTCAAGTCTTTGCGTGCACGATGAGTCGCCAAGGTAAGTGTGTAGACTGCGGCGCCGCAACGTCCAAAGCGATCCACACGCGATGCCGAACTCATGCGGCAAGGGCAAGAGATCCCGGGCGGTGTGGATGGTGTGGCGAGGAGGGCCACGACTCGCGAACGTGCGAGCTGTCGATCGGAGCCGAGGAAGCAAAGCGCCGCAGATCGATACATGGGGCGGCACAGCGCCGCAGGGCTCGGTCTCTTCAGCAAAGACAATGATCCCCCCGATGTAAACGGTGCCAGCCCCCCCTGTGTACGCGTAAAGATCAAAGGCTTCTTCGTCTCCGTCCGTGCTCGCCCCGAAAGATCCAGACAATCCGAACCACTGGGGGGTTGTTGACGCAGCTGCAGCCGCAATTGCTATCGTTGCGCTGTTGCCAGCTACAGCCGCATCCATCCTTATTGTTGCCGATGTTGCGGCAACATCAGTCCAGGCCAGCACAGCAAACTTGTGGTTGACGCCTGCGGCCGTATCGCACAAGTCCTTGGAGTCGAGATGGTAGCGCCTAAGCAGGGTCCCATAGGCTACCGCGGCAGAATCGATCTCCCATCCAAAGGCATCGCAAACAACCATGCGAGGCATGTCCAAGATAAATTCTTGATCATCTGCGACTTGGTCTGGACCGGTGAAGATGATTTGTTCGCTTGGGAACATCGCATCGTCATCAATCCAGTTCGTAAATGCTGTGGGGTTTCGGGTTGCCATCACGCTATTGGCTCCGGGAAGGCGATTATATCTGTGATGTTGATCGATTTAAGGTAGACCCTGCGGACCGTTTCGAACAGGCCCCCGTACGGGTCCTCAGTGGCTTCCCACCTGACGTACGGTTCGATCACGATTATGTTGTCGGCTGGATAGGTTGGATCAACGGAGACACGCGCCTGTGCCAACACCAACTTTGGGGCGTTGATCGTCCTGTCTCGGCTGTTCCACAATGGTTCGATCGCAGGCGTAAGGCTGGTGTAAGTATTGCTCCTGAATGATGACGCCTCAGCGGCCGGTATAACCGCGCCTTGTGTTCGGATCTTGGTTGATAGATCTACCTGATCAACAGGGTCGACCATCAGCGTCATATTGATCAAGAGCCCTGTTGCGTTTGGATGTGCAAGCCATGGGATCTGAAGCACGGGTCCGCCTTGGATCTGGACCACGGTCGACCCTGCAACTTGCGCCGAAAACCCATCGGAGAATGTCAAGGTTGTCGTCGTGTTCGAGAGTATCTTGCGAACGCCGCGACTCTCAATATAGGCGAAGTAGCCCTGGTATTCATTCGTTGTGAACGTCGACGCGGCAAAGACTGCAGTTGTCCCGCCGCCTGCTCCCGCTCCGCTTGTGGTGCCTGTCCAAACCTCAGCGTTGGCATTTTGACCGACGAAGGGGATGTCCATATTGATCCCAGTATTGCTCGACAACGGAGCGTAGTTTGGATCAAGCCAGGCAAGCGTGCGCCTTGTCGGTGTCAAATTGAACCACATAGCCTGCGTATTCACTGACATGCTTAGTTCATGCATGCTTGTGTGCGGATCACCGGCCTGGATATTCCCCGGCGCCAGCGGCTCAACCTTCGCGCCTAGCCCTCTTGATTGTCCCATTAGAACGAACTCGCTTCCTTCTCGTAGGCTGTTATCGTTTCGATATGCACCATCTGAGGGTCGTATGGAATCGCAGTATGAGTGCCAGGTATCGGCAAGATATCAAACGCTCGATCCATATACAGGGTAAAGGTTGCGCCATCCTTCGAAACAACTGTGCGCGGCGCAGGGTTGGCCACCCCTGACGTGTTCGTGAATTGGATATAGTCACCGACAGAAGCGAGGGACGCAGCCGTTGTAAACCAGTCTGGCCCAACAGACGCGATGGCAGATGACCCCTTAGGCCCGATGACTTCAAACGGGGTCACGGCCAACATCGAAAAGCTGGCGAATTTTGTAGGCTGAGGAATCGTGATATCGACAGTATATTTTGCCAGCAAGGTGCTGTTAACAACCATGCTTTTTGAGGAATCGAAAGGCAGCAAGATAGCCCCGAGCTCGCTGCTGTTTAGGGATGGATACAGCGTCACGTTAGGGGTTGCCGACGAGGTGTTGGTGCGCGCCCTGCATACGACCGTGACCTCTTTGGCGTATGGAGTGATCGGAATATCCTCAATCTCGAGTATGCTGGCCATCTCAATCGACCCGTGCGCAACAAGCGCATTGCCTGCCCCGCCAACAGGCGCGATGGAAAACAGTTGTCTTCTGACGGCTCTGGCCAGTAGCTTATTGTGGTTGAGCCGCATGCGCTGCAGCTGCCTGACGTGGGCATAGGCGTTGGCCTGTGTTGTCGCGTCATCAAGCCTGACGAATTCAGCCGGGATCGTAAGTTCTGCGATGTCTGTCATGCGTATTCTTTCGCCTGATTGACGCCACCAATGATGCCAGCAACATTCGCGTAGGCGCTGAAGTTCTCCATTGATGTTGTCTGCGTGCCGTCCCAGTCGTGGTACGAGATAAAGTCTCCAGCCGTCACTCCGTCGGCAATAGCTGCAGCGCCGACGTAGATCCTTGTCGGCGACGAAACGCTATCGATACTGTCGATCGTGTAGTCTGTCAGCCCTAGCCCATCCTCTGTCCGATGCTGGATATAATCGCCCGCGACGAATTCGTCCCAATCGTTTTTGGTATCGTCGACGGTAAAGTCGTTGTCGTTGACCTCAAAATATCCATTGCCACCAAACGCCCCGGACCCTGTCACGGTGGCCGCCGATGATATGACAGCAGCCGATACGATCGGCAACAGCTGCACAGTACACCTCAGCCCCTGTTCGCCCTCCAAGACTACCTCGCTCGACAGTACAATGGCTCCTTGCGCGGTCCATCCCTCGCTACCATCGTATGGCGAGTATGGTTTACGCTTGGTCGTATCGGTTATCAGCAGCACCGTGCCCGCCTGGACGGTCAAAGAGAACTCGTCTGTCAGCTTGAGCGATACCGTAGGTGGTGGGTTCGAATACCTGTTGAGCTTCCACAGCAACAGGCTGGTCAGAAAGGCGACCCCTGGATCGTCTTTGGATAGGATCGTTGCGTCGACTGAATGCACGTCGAGTTCGAGATCGTGAAATACGCTCTTGAGCTCATCCGCTATGATCTCGATCGTGTTCGTCTGCGCGCTGTTCGCTACATCAGCGATCCTGTGCGTCGTCGCTTCCACCATTAGCATGGATATAGGTATGACAACCGTTCTGCTCTCAACCGTCCTTACAATCATCTCGACCTTGCCCATCGGGGATTGAGCAGCCCTATCTATGTCTCCCATCTCGATAATGTCAGAAGCCCCAACCGTGACGTAATTAATCGCGACTCCGTCACCCAAGAGCTCGCCAATATATCGAGGCGTCATCTTGCCCGTTGTCCGGTCGTTGATCAGGACAACGCCAAACGGCTTCAAGATTTTCTCTTTCACGAACGCAATCAGATCGGTTCGATCATCCTCGCCAAGTGCGAACTGCCCCACCTTGACCCCGGAAAGGTGCGTGTCCTGGATGCGCTCAAACTCTTCGATGTCAATGTCATCGTGATGGATACACATATTCCATCCCATGGGCAGGCAATCGTATCGGCTATTGCGGATCTGGTATTCGTTACCGGCTGTGGCCTGGGACGGAAACGAGTCAACAAGTGTGACCGTCGTTGCCGTGTTGGATGCGATCTCTCGAATGTATCCGAGATTGGATCCCTCTGAGCAATAGAGCCAATACCCATCCCACTGATCGGCCGTAAAGCCCGGAGCCGTGAAAACCACGGTTGAACCGTTGGCAGCCCCGCTCGCAGCATCGGCAACAAAAAACTCGCCATTCATCCCGGCCAGAAGCATCAAGGCCGTTCGCATCACATCGCGCTGGACAACGTTGTCAATCGCGAATCTGTTTTTCGTCGCATCATCGCTAACGTTGTCGAGCATGTATCGGACTGGCGCGCCGGTTTCGAACAGCGAAAAGTCCCCAAGCTCCGCCCCTCCTGATATGTTTCGGGTTGCAACAACATTCTCCGCGCTCGCATCCTCTCGCTTGTACTCAACCCTTGCAGGGTCTCCGCCGATAGTCACAAGAGCATCACATCGATACAGCCCATCGCTATCTATTACCGCCTGAGGCTGCGTCCCATGAGTTGAGTGCCAGGCCGTAACGGCTCCGTCTGTTCCACCTGCCACGCGTCGATAGTTGTACAGCGAATAAAAAAGGGCAAAGGCATCGTTGATCCCTGAATTGTCGCCCCTCCTGATATGCAGTAAATGCTTCTTCGCCCAATAACGCGACTGAGCCGCCGACGGCGCCTCCGTGTGGAGGCTGTGGAACATGCTACCCTTGATTGTCCACACGGTTGTATCCGATGCAACATAGTTTTTCGTTGCGCCTTTTCGGATCTGAACCACCGCCCCATCATCGCTAACAGAAATGAACTCGAGATAGTTTCCCCGGTCCTTTATCCGGTCGCCCCGTAGCCTGCCCGAATACAACAACACGCAACCCGTGTAGGATTCCCCTGGCACATGGGCCCAGAGCTTCACCCTCCGGTTGTGCCAGAACCGGTTGTGCCCAAACACCGATGTTCCTGGAGGCCAAGACATCGCGCCGTAGACCGTTGCCAACGGGGCCAACCTCCCTCTGTCGGTTCCAAGGTAGCCACGCGTCACGCCGGAATAATTGTAGATGGTCCCGCCCTGCAGCGCTTTGCCCGCCAGCAAGATAGCCTCCCTGCCACCGACCCATACCACGTCGCCGTCGGCAAAACCGGTCCCGTCGGCGATTCTGAGCGTGGTGTCGTTCCATGCGATCGCGTTGGTGTCGGTGACTGACTCGGTCCCATTGGTGATATGTTGCTTGAATTTGGTGGTGAGAAAAGTCGTTTCATCGTCGACGATCTGAAAAACCATCCCACCTTGATCATAGGCTACGTTTTTCGGATCAAGGTTATCGGTGATCGATCGCGGTAGCTGTAGCGTCTTGTGGATCGTTGGGCTGTTGAGATCTGCAGCAAGCGTCCCAGCGATATCAGCCGAAACAAAAACATCGCCGACGAACCCGCTTGAAGTGTCGCCCCACCCAACCCCTTCGATACATAGAATGTATTCGAAGTTCTGCGAATCGATGTCGAGCTGAGCCTGAACCGTCATGACTCGTACCTAAGCAGCGAGATCGGGAACTGCCAGATCGCTACACCATGGCCCATTTCCTGAGGATCGAATCGTTTTGTTTTCGATAGGTCGAGCCAGTAGGTTTCGTAGGGTTGATCGAAGACGTGGTATGTCGTGTACGTGCCGAGCAACGGCTCGCTCGCCTGCGTCATCGTCAATACTGTCGCGGTGTTGCTGGCTATATGGTATCTGACTAACTCTCCCGTCGTGTAGTCAAACGGGGTCACATACAACAAGCGCCCGGCCCACTGGTTAACGGTCCAAGCCTTGCCCGAAGCTGTCAGCGTGGTTGGCGCCGATCCAGTAGCAACCCCACCCTCTGAGGCCTTGCTGATGTCAACGATTGAATCCTTGTAGAACCGGAAAGGCACACCCTGCCTGGCCTCACGCCACCAACACTCGAGCCCCTTGTTGCGCTCGTATGGATAGACCTGCGCATCGGTGTAGTCTGATTCGTCTGACCAAGTCTCTTCCTTCGTCAAAAACTGCAGCAAGAATTGATTGACGTAGGATGACCCACTATATGCCGTCTTGGTGTGGCCACTGGTCGGCACTGTGGATTGGCTCACAAGAGGAACGTCGATATCCTCTAGGCTTTCGTCGGCAAGTTGGCCATCACTGCCGGCATACCATCCATAGGCGTGCTGATAGTCTGCGGTGTGGTTAGCTGTGCCCTTAGTGCCGCTGACAAAGTCAAGATCTGCCGTGGTATCAAACCCGAGAACCCCGCCGATACTTGCGCCGTCTAGCGCTGTCCATTGTGTTCTCGTCGCGATATTGCCCGGGGCCCCTTCGAAATATGTTCCAGTGAATTTGATATTGATCTTATGATCGCTATCGAGCCATAGCATCA